CTAACGAAGTCTCATTCAAGTCAGAGTAAGTGCTTGGTCTGTTACTTAAAGTACCGCCACCCGCTAATGGATGAGCTGTACTTACTAGAGCAACACCGTCTCCGCCAGTAAAACTGGATGAGAAAGCGTTATTCAAAACAGAAGCAGCTTTTACTTGCTTTGTATGAGCCATAGATCGTGCTAGAGCTTTTGTATATCTAGCTCCTAATCTATCGTAAAGGTTATCTTCGATTGCTTCTTCAGTAAGAGCAAACGCTAACGCAATGGTTTCATGTGAGTAACGTGAAGTAAAGCCTTCGGAAGCTGAATCAAATTCAACTGAATTTCCTTCGCCTTTTACTTTCGCATTACCGAAACCAACGATCATTGTTTCCTCTTCGAAAGCACGGTCAGAAGACTCGGTTTCAAAGATTTCAGCATGTTCGTTTTCGTAACGATTGTACTCCATTCCAAACAAGGCGTTTAGACCTGGTTCTAGCTCTTTGGCTAGCTGTGCTCTGTTAATAGCCATGATTAAACCCCTGTTGTTTGAGCATAAAGATGCTCGTTAATTTTAACAATCATATTGACGTTTGTAGATAGACTTCCAGTTCCTAGAGCGTTATTCTCTGGGTCGTTAGAAAATCCAATAATTCTACATTGAGCCGTACCTGTTGCCATAGTTCCGCTAAGATCTACATTAGATCTACCATTAACGGTACTACCAGCAGCGTAAACAATGTCAGCGTTTAAGCCAACAACTGTTTGTACAACACTACCTGTTGCAGCACTTTGAATTTCAAAGGTTGCATCAGGATCGTCAACTACGAAAGCCACCGCGTCAGATGAAGCTGTTAATGTCGGCCAGAAAGGTGAAAAAACCACCTCGCCAGAAGAATTAGTAAACTTACATCCTTGAAAGACTCCCAATAATAAATCGCCAGCAGCAGCAACGGCTATGCCGCCTGTGTTGACCATTTTTACTGGATCGCCTGAAAAAATACTTCCGGTTGTTCCTGTAAGAATATCATACTCAGTAGTACCAGTGTTATTCACACTGCTTCCAAGTTTTCCTATAGGTCTTAAACCGAATTTAGCATTTATATTTGCCATAATAGTTTCCTAGTTAAGTTATAAATTTGAAAATAGCTTATTTGCTATTTCCACCAAAAGTAACCTTTGATGACATTCTACTAGAGATTGGCATCGCTGGGTTCTCTTCACGCATTAGGTCGTTTTCCACAGCAGTCATTTGATTTTGGGTTTGTTGTTCAAAGTAATCGTTCCTTTGATCTGCGAGGTCTGTATCTATTTTGCACAGTATCAACCCACCCACTCCTATAACTCCAGCGTGTCGACCATCATCGACTGTAGGCAAATCATGAAATCCAGGTAACTCTGCTGGTTTAACTGGGACGAATCCTTCACGAAATCTTTTTGAGACATTCGTTTTGTCATCTTGTCCTAGTATGGATTCTCTAATCCAACGATAAGTAATTCCTTGAGATTTAGCTGCTTCCACAGCCTCGTCCGGGAGTTCTAAAGCTGAAGGCATTTTCCAAATTTTGGGCCTGTCTTCTTTTGCTCTAGTGTCAGCACTTCTTGAAGTCCTAACTTCCTTATCATCAACCACGTTATCTTTTTCTTTTGTCATGATCTCTCTAGCCTCGCTTTTTGTATTGCGTAATCTTTAAATGAAACACCCAGTTTTTTGGCTAAGCCTTGTTCACTTGGTGTCAATTGAATACGATTCTGTTTGCGTCCTGTCGATGTATTGCGTGATGCTGAAGCGACTGTCTGGACGGTTCTTTTCGCTTCCACGTTAAATTTGTGAGGCAATTCTTTCTGCACTCGTTTGTCTATCTCACTATAGTACTCATCAGACTCTAAGTCAAAGCCTTCATTTTCCAATTCTTTATGAACTGCAAAAGCTACTGAGGTTGCAATTTGATCTTTTCCAAACCAAGAATTGTTTTTTGCCCACTCACGAGATTTATCTGATGGCTCATTGTATTCTTCTGGAGCTGCTTGAGGTTGTTGTTCTTGTTGATTTTGAGCTTGTTGTACATAAGCAGCTTCTTGTTGCTCGTATTGTTTTTGTTGCTGTTGATACTGCTCTAACCTTGCTCTATCTGAAGTAGCCATTGTTAGGGCTTCAGTAGCTGAAGCTATTGATTCAGCATCTTGTGATTCAGTTGCTTGTTTTAAAGCTTGTCTTGCTAGGCTAAGTTGTGACTCAACACGATTGCCAAATTCATCGCCATAACTTGATTGAAAAGATTTTTGCGACTGCCTTAACTTTTCGTTTTGATCTTTCAAATCTTTGGCGTATTGAACGGCCATAAGTTCTCTTCTTTGGAACTCTTTAGCTTGGGCCACTGCTTTGTTAATTCTGTTTTGAGCCAGTGATGCTCTTTTTTCTACGTCAGATAAATCTTTTGACTTTTCTTCAACCTGGGGAGAAACTGCAAAGTCTTCTTTTATTTGATCCTCAGTAACTGGAGAATTGTTAGACGAACCTTCGTCAATATCAATATCAATGTCTTGATCTTGAACATCGTCTTCTACTCTTCTGTGTTGAGGAACTGCTGCCTTTTCAATTTTTTCGTCTGTAATTTCTACGTCTAAATTTACTTCTTCTTGTGCTTCTTGAACTTCCATTGGTTACTCCTATAAAGATTTAATATCGTCTGGGTTTAAAATTGTAGCAATCACTTCGTCATCATTAATGATGCGAACTTCGTGATCATCCTCTAATCTAAAACGAGTTCCAGCATATCTACCAATAAGGATCCAATCTCCTTTTTTAGACCATGCTTCATCGCCAAACTTATTTTTGTCTTCGTAGGCCAAAGGTCCAACCTTTAACACATAGCATATAACTGTGGACAAAGATTCTCTGTCTACAGTTTCTTTTATTAATTGAATACCACCTTCTGTAACTCCCTTGCCTTTGTATGGCAATACCAATAAACGCCATCCTGATGGATTGGGCATTCTGTCTAGTAGGGATTTGGTTAGTAGGGTTGGGTCCAAAACTTTAGCTTCAGCATTAACAAATGCTTTGTCTAGTTCGGATTTAGTATCATTCTTTTTTGCGATATCTTTAGTCATCGTTATCTTCCATATGCAGCGTTTCTTTTAGATCTTCTATAAGGGATCGAATCGCCGATAACTCTCCCATAAGATACTTGTAATCTTCCATCGATCTTACATTGCCACCAGCAACGATGTCAACAGTGTTCTGTTCTCTTTGTCTTAAATTTTTAAAAAGGTATTCTGCTAAGTTTATAGCGTCCATGGCTCTCTCCTGCCTGTGTTATTTTATCTTCTAGGGTCAAACCCTCTCATGTTTCTTAAATTTGGGTTTCCAAAGTCGTAATCATCCATCATGTCTTGCATTGGTACTTGAGATGGCGGTGGTGTGTAAACTGGTGCTGGAGCTTGAGCTGGAGCTGGCATTGTTGCTACTGCTGGGGGTGAAACTGGAGGAGGCATCATACCTGGTAAGTTACTAAAGTCCATGTCCTCTAAGCTTAAGTCTGACAATCCACTAAAGTCTAAGTTTGAAAAGTCAGGTGTTACGCCTGGAAAGAATCCATTAGGCTCTGGCATTGTAGGCGGAGGTGTAAATACTGGTTCAGGTGTAAATACTGGTTCAGGTGTTGGTTCATTGATAAGTACAATATTTCCATCTTGGTCATACTCATATCCTTCAGGTAAAGGCGGTGGCATAACTGGTTCTGTTACTGGATCTGGTTCTGGTGGAACATAAGGTGGAACATAAGGCGCAGGATCTCCTACTCCTCCTGTTTGAGTTGGAACTGGTGCTTGAACTGGTGCGGGTGTTGGTGCAGGCATTTGAGGTTGTGGAGCAGGCATAGGAGGCTGCGGTCTTTGAATCGGAGGAAGCTGTCTATTAAATTGATCTCGAATTGGATCAGGTGCCCTATTGGTAGGCATGAATGATTGAGTTGGTTGAATAGGAGCTTGATAGCCTTCAGGCGTAAAATACGCAGGGCCACCAACTACAAGAGTGTTTGCTTGTCTTGGGGGTGTAGGCATACGTTGTGGCCCACCACCTCCTCGATACATTTGATCTTGAAGGCCCGGAGGCGTAGGAGGCAAGCTAATTCGATCAGCCATTTAACAGATGCCGTAAAATTTAGTTCCTCTTAAAGCAGCTCCGCCACCTCTAGATTTACCAGCTCCGTGTCTTCCAGGTTTGCCACCGTTAGCAATCTTCTTAGGACCTGAGTAATTTACAGTTCCTTGATCTTTGATGGTTACGCTTGATTTAACGTTTTTAACTTTTTCCATTTTTTTTACCTTTATTTTTTCTTGCTTGTTCAAGAGCAATTGCTATCGCAGTCTTTGGTTTTTTACCACTGCGTGTTAACTCACTTATATTAGCAGATATTGTCTTCCTACTGCTACCTTTTTTTAGAGGCATACTATTTTTTCTTTTTAGCTACCTTGCTCTTAGTCTTAACGACAACTTTAGGCTTTGTGGGTTTAACTGCTTTGATGACTTCTGCAAGGACTTCGTTGGCTTCTTTGTCGGCCTGTTTCGCGATTTTCTCGATGTCGATATTTGCATGCTCATTGATGATCGGTTGATTGCCATTGATTCTGCGCTCCTCTTCTTCTTTTAATAGTTTCTTGTGCATTGCTGCCTGTTCTTGTCTTATTGAACTCATTTGTTACCTCTCATAATGTCCATTGCTTTAAATTGTGCTGATTGATCCATTCTTTCTCTTGCTATGTTGTCTTTCATCTTAGCAATATCTTGTTGAATAGCCAAACGCTGTTCTGCCAATTGGTTTCCTTGCATGGCTTTCATAGAATCAAACTGTTGACGTTGAGCAAACTCTTCGCGTTTGCGTTGTACATCGTCAGATTTAATGTCCAGCTCTTTGCCTCTTAGTTGTACCAAAGGATCGGGTTGTGGCGGGGGTGGCATGAAGATAGAATTTATTTGTTCCATCAACTGAGAGACTACTGCAGCTACGTCTCTTGCCACCGACTGTTGTAATTGTTGTTGATACTGCATGCTAACCTCTGGAGGCAGTTGCTGTATTTGTTGCGTCATGTTTTGGAACTCTGGGTTCTGAGCATTTTGTTCATCCACAATTTCAGCAGATCTAAAAGAAACGTGCTGATAAATGTGTGACTGTATTAAAGATAAAACCATTGGGTTTGTCTGTGCAGTAACAGTTCCATACAAAGATACGTGCGTGTTAATGTGCGCATCGTGATCTTGTCCAGCAAACGCTTGAGCAGGTTTACCTGCAATCAACATAGCGTTTTCATTTGCAGGATCCATCGGTTGTGGTTTAGGCGGAGGTGGCAAAAGCTTTTCAATGTCTTGCACGCCCATAGAAGAATACATTCTTCTGTAAGCCTCGTATATTCCAGTTGGCCCATGAATCTCAGGATTGCTTTGTACAGTCCTTAACATCTCTTGAGCCATCATTACTCGTTGACTCATAGAGAAAGTGTTTGGGTCTGAAATAGGCAATACGTCTACACGGCTATCAAAGTCCAAAGCCTTAATGGTTTGATTGCCATTGGCTGTGGAGTATGGATAAGCTGGAGGTAAATACTCAGCAAAAACTTTTGCCAATATTTCAAACTCAATTCTTTGACTTGAATGCAATCTTTTATGAATGGCACTCATAACACGAGTGCCTCTTTCTAACAAAGCCACTGTTGTACCAACTGGTGCATTTTGATTTGAATCACCGACTTGCATGTCTGCGATAGATGCGAAACGCCTCCCGCTATCGACCAAGATCCCTAGGAGAGAGAGAAGGGTTTGACTTGGCTCCTTAAAAGGTAACGGTACAAAAGCGTCTCGCAAACTACCACCGGGTGCATCCATGTCTCTGAACTCACCGGGCTGTAAAGGCTGATCGTCATTACGAATACGAATTCCACGGGCTTTAAATCCAGCTGGTAAATTCGATAAAGTACCAGCGTCAATAAGCTGACGCAAAATAGAGGTTGCAGCTTTAGATAAGCCACCAATCATGTGTGTCAAGCCAAAGCCGTAAAAGCCTAGACCTGGTAAAAACTTGTAATGCACAAAGTAGTTGATGCGCTGTTTAAGCTGATCGTCTTCTTTGTAGTTTCTGCGAATAGATAGAATCTTTCCGTTGGCTATGGTGACTATGTATGGCAACTTAATGCCAGTCTCTTCGCCTTCAGCGTTCATGTCTTCAAAACCTTCTATGTCTAACTCAGTGTGAGACTCATACACTTGACATGTTTCGTCATCATCGTAGTTAGGTTTAACGCCTTGAAGTTCATCAATCTCTTCTTGAATATCGTCAACTTCGTTTACGCCACTGTTGTTTAATTCTACATCACGATAAAAACCTATTTGTTGCAGTTTGCGTATCTCGTTCATGGACATGTTAAGAACATGCGTGATTCGAGTTGCGCTGTGCAAGTCTGTTGCTCCGTATGGAACAATTAAATCTTCACTTGGAATAAACTTAGAAACTGCTCTGCCTAAGTTTTGATCGTAATATACTTTTCTAAATGCTGAACCACTTAAAGGTAGATAAAACAACATTTGATCTGTCTCAGAGTCATACTCTCGCATTACTTGCATGAGCTGATAATTCATAAACTCTTGCACACGAGCTGCTTGTTGTTCTGTTTCGGGTGTGGTCATGCCAAGCACTTGAGTCTTGACTGGGCCTTGAGATGGTAAGAGTTCGTTGTAAGCTTGCGCTTGGAATTGGGTAACACTTTCTGCAAGCAAAGGATGCATAACACCTGATGCGCCTTCAAACGGCTGCGATCTTTCTTCGTACTTCATGCCTAGATATTCTAGGCCATCTTTGTATGTTTTCTCCCAATCGCTTCGAGACTCTTTATCAGAATCGATGTTGCTCATAAGATCGTTCTTAAGAGATCTTAAGTCAGCATCGTCTATAACCTCTGCTAAGTTTTCGTAGAAGTCTACTTCTATTTCTTCAGGGGTGGCTTCACCAAAAGATATGCTTCCATCTTCCATCTGTTCAAAAGATTCAAAGTCTGGATTTTCTTCGGTTACATCAACTTCAATTTCCATGCCCTTGCTTCGGTCTTTGACTTGTAAGTCTACCTGCTCTTCAAAGGTAATCGCTTTGTCTATGTCTGCCATTATTTTTGCCTATTTTGTCGAGCCTGTCTGCCGCCACCTACTAATCCGCCACTAGATAATTTTTTAGGTGCGTTTGTTGTAAAAAAATTTTTTGCTTCTAATAAATCTTTTTCTGACATTCCAAGTTTTTTAGCTGCTTCTTTTTCACTAGCTGTTAATCCTCTTGATTTTTTAATTCCTTCTTTAACAGCTTTTTTAATTAATTTTCTAGGCATGGTTTATCTTTTAGATTTTAAGAATGCTTTTCCCTGTCCTTTAATAGCTAACCCACCTGATTTCATTCTTCTAGCTCTTGATCTTGTTGGCATGGGAGCCATCATGTCTTGACCAGGCATTCCCATCGTAGGCATTACGCTATTAAAATTCCCTTGATCGCCTTCGCCTGTACGTTTCCTAGATGTAAAGGTTCCTCTTTTGTTTGAGGAAGATCCCTTAATAGATTTTTGCTTATTAATGCCTTGCTCTTTTTGTTTTCTTGGAGGTTGTGGTTTTTTTGCAGGTTCTTTTTTTGCAGGTTCTTTTTTTGCAGGTTCTTTTGTGACAGAGCTTGGTTTTAAAATACCTGGAGAAGCGGCTGCAGCTATTGCACCTGCTATTTTGCTGTTAGGTGCAATTGTCCTTGCAACTGTATTAGCTACTTGCAAAGGAGCTGTTTTTGCTTTGTAGACTTTTTGAAGACCTGATTTAATAATATTTCCGAATCGGTCAAATATTGCTTTTCTTGCCATAATCTACCTCTTGCTGTTTTTAAAAGCTTTGCCCAATCCTCTAGTAGCCATGCCACCGCCTTTATATTTCTTAGCAGCCATTCCGCCACCCATTTTTTTAGCAACTCCGCCATCTTTCATGCCTGGTCCTTTTTTAAGAGGAGGTGGTGTTGGCATTGACATTGCAGGAATAGAGCCCTTGTCATTCCGTCTGCTTTTTAGATCTTTTCTGATTCGTTCTCCAAACTTCATTCTTTTCTTAGGATCCATCATAACTCTTGTTGTTGAATCACTAGGCTCTAAAGGTCCTTTGCCAGCTTTTCCTCTAGGCAATCTAGGATCGATAGCTTCAGTTCTAACTTTAGGCACTCGTGATCTAGGTGGCATAGGTGGCGTAGGTGGTCTTCTTCGCATAGGAGTCATAGCTTGCGGTGACATCATTCCACCGTCTGCTTTTTTAGCGACTCCGCCTTTTTTCATTCTAGATGGCATGCGTCTTGTTTTTGGTGCTTTATCTTCGCCGGGCATAGTAAGTTGAATGTCTCCACCGCCTTTAGCACCATCGCCTCTGTTCTTACCAACTTTTCCTTTAGCAGATTTAGCTTTTACTTTTGTTGGCTTGGGTGAGGTATTTTTACTTGCTGTCTTCGGTCCGCCGCCTTTGCCACCTAAAATTTTAGGATCAACAATTGAGGACACTGCTCTTGTAATCTTAGAGTCTGGTGCAATAACATTTAAAGCTTTGTTTAAAACATTTGCTTGAGCCCCTATAGATTTTTTGTATGCTCCTCTAGCTGCACCCTGAACAGCTTTTTTTGCTGCTCCTCCAATTTTTCTAAAAACTCCGCGTTTGCCTGATCCATCTTTAAGTTTTTTAGGTTTTCTAGGGCCAGTTGCAGCAGCCATATTTTCTGCTTTTACTTTAGCAATTCTTGCGTCTTTAGCCATGCCTTTTTTAACCCTTGCATCAAACTCTTTTTTTGACATTCCTTTTTTACTTTTCTGACCTTCAGATAACATTTTTTTAAAAGGTTTAGACATTTCATTCCTTTCTTTGGCCGTCATTCTTTTTTTGACAACTTTGTCGCCTATGCGTTTAAGACCTTCTGCTAATTTTTTTGCTTTTGCCATGATTATTACCTCTAATAATATACTCGTTGTTTGGGTACTGGTTCATCATCCTCTTCATCGGATGACAGTTTAACAAAGTTACCCTGACGAAATCTTAGTATAGCCTGTGTTGTCGAATCCACAAAATCATCGTGTTCGCCAAATGGAAATGCAGCACACTCTTCGATAACTTCTTCTGCGAAGATAGCATCAGGTGCCCAAACCATGCCTGCCTCAAACACTGGAGAAGCAGAGTGAACGCGGGTAACTTTGTCCTTCCCTCTTGTGGGTCGGTAGTTCACCACAGGTATACCCATCATCCTCAACTCTTGCGTCAAAGGTGTACCACTTGCTTGGGATTCTACCAAGACAATGTCCGGTTGCCAATACATATATTCATCGTAGGCTGTGGTTTTTAATTCTGGGAAGTCCCAACGCCCTCTCTTAGCGTCTAACAACATTATAGATTCAGGGGCTCCATCGCTTGGTTTAAAGACTCCCCAAGTTGTAATGGCACTGTAATCGGCAGTTTCTTTTGCACTAAAAGCGGTGTCGTAAGATTGTAAAATATAAGAACAAGGCGGTGGATCATCGTGATCCCATATCTGCCACCAGTCTCTTTTGATCAAAGCGCCCTCTTCTGAGGTAGGGTTCTGCATGTACTGGGCGTTCCATTTAGCAATAGGAATGGAAGCCTTAACAGCCTCAAGTTCTTCAAGCTTCCAGAAGCCAGGCCACAAGGGTTCCCCGTTCTCTAGAATCGCGGGAAGCTCTACGATCTCCCATTGATCGGCATGCTCTTCGCTCATGCGCTTAATAAGTTTCTCGGTAAGATCCAACGTAGACCATCGCGTCATCACAATTACAATGATGCCACCAGGCTGTAAACGCTGGCGCGGGCCGGAGGTGTACCATTCATAAGCGGAGTCTAACGCTGTGGGCGAGAGAGCATCTTGCTCGGAATGTGGGTCATCAATAATAAGCAAGTCAGCGCCTCGACCCGTAATGGCTCCGCCGACACCTGCCGCAAAATACTCGCCGCCTTTGTTGGTCTCCCAACGCCCAGCCGATTTGGAATCAGCGGAAAGGCTCACCTTGTCAAATATTTGTTTGTACTCGTCTGTGTCCATCAGGTTACGCACCTTGCGCCCGAACCTTGCCGAGAGTTCGGCGGTGTGAGTTGTCTGCATGATCTTCATGTCGGGGTTAAGGCCCATGATCCAGGAGGGGAAGAACACAGATGCAAACTCAGACTTGGTGTGACGAGGGGGCATGTTAACGATCAGACGCTTGCACTTGCCTTGCGCAACCGACTCAAGCTTTTTAGCGAACAGCTTGTGGTGCTCGCCTTCAATGAAGCCGTCCCACACGTGCTTAACGTATTCGATGAAGTCTGTTTGCGCTTTGTCTTTAACGCCCAGCTGCTCGATTCGATTTTTAATCATAACGATCTCTTTTAGAGCATCGTCTGGCACATGGGTTAGTTTTGTTTTAGACACAAAATTTTTAAAATATTTTTTTTATACGAAATATGGTACCCCAATAGGGGTCCCAAAAGAAGAGGGGGGGGTCAAAATGGATTTTTTGGTACTGGTATGTATCTATAGTAATATTAACATAGAGAATAATATAACTAGGACTCTTTATGGGGGGTGCCCCCCCCGACCCCCCCTTGATTTCAAAAAACCGCA